AAGTTGATGATGATACTGTATTAAACAATTATTCAGAAATAAAATAAAAATAACAATTTTTCAAACAACCTTTGTTATATAAGGTATAAACAAATAAGATATGAATTCAAAAAGCGTATTAAATAAAATATTGACTCTATTATCATTAGAAGAGCAAATTAATTTCACAGATGCTAAAGATGCACAAGGTAACATTTTACAATCTCCTACATTTGATTTAGGTGAAACTGTAGAAGTAATACATGAAGATGGAAGTAAAACTCCAGCACCAGATGGTGAGCATGAAATTGCATTAAAAGATTCTGAAGGCAACGATGTTGTTATCAGAATTACAACCAAAGATGGTAAAATTGAAAGTAGAGAAAATGTTGAAGAAGCAAACCCAGCTAATTTAACTGATGCTGAGGTTGAAGTTGAAGTAGAAAAAGAAACTGAAATGGCAGATGCTACAATTGAAGAAGCACATCCTTTACCAAACACAACTGATGAAGACCCTCGCAATATGATTGCAGATGATTCAGAAGAAACTGAAAAAGACCCATTGATTTCTTTAGGATATAGAATATCAGAAATGGAAAAAGCAATGGATGCAATTAAACTTAAATTAGGTTTAGAAGATAATCCTCCAATGGAAGAAGAATCTCCATCAGATGTTGCTCCGTTAATGCCTGAAGGTGTTGCGATGGCAGAAGTTGATGAAGAAGAATTACCTAAATTAGATGGTGCACCAATTGAAGCAGGATTTAGATTTTCAGCAGATACAGTACATAAACCAAACTTTGGCAAGAAAGTAGGAGATTCTCAATCTTCATTCTTATCAAAATTATATAATTAATTAAAAATATTTAAAAAACAACAAACAACATGAAAAAATTTCAAAAGTTTGCTGAACCAACTATCACCGCTACATCGTATGCAGGTGAAGCGGCTGCTCAATATATAGCGGCAAGTTTGTTATCAGCAAAAACACTTGACAACAAGTATGTGACTATCATGCCAAATGTGAAATACAAAGAAGTAATTCAAAAATTGGCAGTTGATGGTATAGTACAAGATGGATCTTGTGATTTCGTAACTTCAGGTAGTGTAACTATCTCTGAAAGAGTTATCACTCCAAAAGAATTACAAGTTAACCTTACTTTATGTAAGCAAAACTTTGTAGCATCTTGGGAAGCATTACAATTAGGTTTCTCAGCATTTGATGAAATTCCTAAATCTTTCAACGATTACTTAATCTCTTATGTAGGTGGAGTAGTAGCACAAGCAACTGAACAATCTATTTGGACTGGTTCAGCTTCAACTAACGGACAATTCGGTGGATTTGGACCTGCATTATCTTCATCTATTGCAGCTGCAACAGGTGTTATCTCTGCAAAGAGTGGTTCAATTGTAATCTCTGGTTCTATCACTTCTGCAAACGTATTATCAATAATGAACTCTGTTGTGGATACTATCCCAGCAACTGTTTATGGTAAAGAAGATTTGTTATTGTATGTTCCTACTAACGTAGGTAAAGCATACCAACAAGCATTAGCAGGTGGAGCAGTAGGTGCAAACGGATGGAACAACCAAATGAACGTAGGTGATAAGCCTTTCAACTTCAATGGTATTGAAATCGTAATGTGTCCAGGTATGGCATCTTCTACTGTAGTTGCAGCTCAAAAATCTAACATGTTCTTCGGTACAGGTTTACTTTCTGACTACAATGAAGTAAAAGTGTTAGACATGGCTAACATCGATGGTTCTCAAAACTACCGTATCATAATGAGATACACAGCAGGTACACAAATAGGTGTATTAAGTGATGTAGTTTATTACGGAGCATACTAATAAAATAACTAATTGGTAGGTGGGGAGTATCGTAGAACAGAAACCCACCAACTAATTTAACTAACAACAAAAATAAAACTTAACAGCTATGGCTTGTAACTTAACCCAAGGACGTCAGGAAGTATGTAAAGAAAGTATCGGCGGATTGCAAGGTGCTTACTTTATCAATTACACTACTGGATCCTTTACAAAAAACGCTAGTGGAGAAGTAACCGCTTTACCATCTGGCTCAACTGTATATTATTATCAGTTGAAAGGTAGCAGCAACTATACTGAAACAGTTAATACATCTCGTGAAAATGGTACAACTTTCTTCTCTCAAGCAGCAACGCTTAATTTGAAGAAATTGACTAACGAAATGACTACTCAATTAAAGTTGATGTCTTACGGACGTCCTCAAATAATTGTATGGACTAATAACGGTGATGCATTGTTAGTTGGTGAAAAATTAGGAGCAGATGTTACTGCAGGTTCAATTTCAACAGGTGGAGCATTGGGTGACCTTTATGGTTATTCAGTAACTCTTACAGGTATGGAACAATTACCAGCAGCATTCATTTCTGGAAGTACAACTACTAGTCCATTCGCTGGATTACAAGTTCAACCAACTATCGTATACAACTAATCAGTATAAGCTAAAAATATTAAAGGGATATTCTTAATTGAGTATCCCTTTTTTTATTTAATCATATTTCAACCTAATAGTGTTATAAGTTGTAGATAAATACTACTTAAAGTCAAGCTAATGTTAGGATATCACATATCACAAAGTAACGAATATACTATTAGAACTGAACCTACATCTTCTAACGAATTCACTATGAGTTTGCAGAATATGTATGAACTAACAAATAGTACTGCATCTTTATCAGGAATTACTTATCAACCATTTGAAAGTATATTAGCTTTTACAGCAAGTATAAGTGGAGCAGTAGTTAGCTCTGAATGGAGAGCGGCTCTTTATAATTCAGGCAGTACTGAAGCTATTTGGCATGGTACGTTCCAAGCATTTGCTTCAGCATCACTTTCTATTCCTAAATCTGATTACGAAAACCTAAATAAACAATATATCTCTCCTATTAATGAGAACAAGTATATTATAATGGATTAACATATGAAACAAACGCAAAAATTCGCAGTAATAAATGTAAATACAAATCAGCTTCCAATTATTTCGGAAGATACTAAGACTCGTTATTCATGGATACCATTTGGTGTTTATGGACAGGATGATTTCTTTGATGCTGTAACATCTGCATTTAACGTATCCACAACTACATCGGCTTGTGTTGAAGGAATAGCTGATTTAATATTTGGTAAAGGATTGTATTCAAAAAATGAAGTAAATAATAAATTATTACAAAAGTTAATTCCACAAGAAGAAACTAAGAGAGCTGCATTTGATTTAAAACTATTTGGTAATGCTGCATATCAAGTATATTGGAATGATGACCATACTAAGGTAATTAAGTTTTATCATATACCAGTCCAAACTCTTAGAGCTGAAAAGATATATGGTGAACCTAAAATACAAAATTACTACTATTGTGTTGATTGGAATGACCAAAGAAAAATAAAGGATAAGAAGAAAGTTCCTGCATTTGGTACTTCTAATGAAAAGATGGAAATACTTTACATAAAGAATTATTTCCCTGGCCTTTACTATTATAATTTGCCTGATTGGGTATCTGCAATGCAATATTCTATATCAGAAGGTGAAATAAGTAACTTACACTTAAATAACATTACTAATGGTTTCTTACCAGCAGTAATGATTAACTTTAATAATGGAGTTCCTGCACCTGAAGAAAGACAAACTATCGAAGATTTAGTTCAAGCTAAGTTTACAGGTACGGATAACGCAGGCCGTTTTATGTTATCATTTAACGATGACCCTACAACTAAACCTACTATTGATGTAATTAATATTGAAAACTTACATGAAAAATATCAATACGTTGCAGAATATACACAGGATAGAATATTGGTTGCTCATAGAGTTACCTCTCCATTATTATTCGGTATTAGAACTGCTAACAATGGTTTTTCTTCTCAGTCAGAAGAAATGAAAACAGCATTTTCTATTATGCAAACTATGACAATATCTCCATTTCAAAACCTTATCTTAAATTCATTAGATATGGCATTAACTGAAGGTGGATATGATGAAATGGAATTATACTTTGAACAATTAACTCCATTAGTAATTCTTTCTACAACTGCAGAAGAAACAGGTAAGAGTATTGCACAAGTTGAAGATGAAACAAATAAATCAATGGAAAATCCTGCAACGCAAGAAGAACCACAAGACCAAACTACATCTGAAGCAATTCCTCCTAAAAAATCTAATTTTTCAGAAGAAGAATTTTCATTAGTAAGAACAACCCAACCTTTTTTTAACAGAGAATACGAAACATATAACGATTAATTATGGCATACGCACTATTTATTAGCAGAAACGATATTATTAAAAATACACCATTACAAGGTGCTATTGATGCAGATGCTTTATTGCCATTTGTAAGAACCGCACAGGACAAATACTTAAAGAATTTATTAGGTACTGTTTTGTTCTTTTATTTACAAGCACAAATAGAAGCAGGAACTGAAAATACTTTATCGGTATATTATCAAGACCTTTTGGATGACCACATTAAGAATACTTTAATATGGTATTCAGCAGTTGAGTATATTCCATTTAGTTCTATTCAATTTAAATCTAATGGAGCAGTTAAACAGGCATCAGAGCAAGGTACAGCACCATCTAAAAATGAAATTGATTATCTAAAGCAACAAGCACAAACAAATGCTGATTACTATGCATTAAGATTACAAAACTATCTTATCGCATACTCTAATCAAATACCTCAATACTTACAATCTGTTGGTAATCAAACTCAAATCTATCCCGACCAAACAAATCAATATTTTGGAGGCATACAATTATAAACTATGAGCAATTATTTAGTTAACAATACAGGTACTAATTATTCATTATATTATAATGTTTTGGAATATTTCAAAACTATTATGAATAATCATCCATCTATTCAGCAAGTTTCACAAGGTGAAATAAGTGATGTAGATGATATTGTATACCCAACATATCCATTAGGTAATGTTATGATTGGAAATACTACATTAGGAACAAATGTAACTGAATTTGAAATACAAATTATTATAGCTGATAAGGTTAAAAATAAAAACAATGAATCAGCTGATAGAACAAATGCACAAATCGTTCCGTTCTATGGTGTAGATGATACCGTTGATATTCATGCAAACGCATTGGGAATTATAAACGATTTAACTTCATTCACTCAATATTCAGTAGAAGCATTCCAAATAAATTCAGATATAGAATGTGTACCATTTGCTGATAGATTTAATAATGGTTTAGCAGGATATGCAGCAACATTTACATTGACTGTACACAACGATAAGAATAGATGCTTATATAATCTTTTAGCATAATGAAAACGATAGAGGATGTTGCAGAGAAATATAGACAAGTTGCACAATCCCTAATTAAAAACGGATATTCGGGATGGAAGAAAGCTCCATACGATACTGGCAACTTATATCGTACTGTTGGTAGTTTTAATACGAATTCCCGAATGATATTTAAGCAGGGTGGTAAATCCTACCTTAACTTTAATTATGCTCCTCAAGGGGCTAAATATGGTGGCTATGTAGAAAAGGGAACTACGAAAATGGCATCAAGACCATTTGCTGAAACAGCAGCTAATTCAACTGAACTTAAAAAAGAAATAAGAGAGTATCAGGATTCGCAAGTATTAGAAATAAGAAACGAAATATACAAAAGGATTACTGTTATAATGAAGCCCATTACTAAAAGTAACTAACCATCAATTACTTTTGTTCTTTCTATGGTTATATAGTAAAGAATTAATTTAAGAAATGGCTTTAACCTTATTACAATCCCCAGCAACGGTAAACCTATCTCAATCACCAATGGTGTATGCTATTTCCTCATCTACGGATTTAGCTAACCCTGGGTTTACATATGTTTGCAATTTATTTATTTGGTCAGGTGTTGAATCTGCTTCAGGCTCATATGAGTATCAATTAATTAAATACCCAAATGAAGCATTTACAGGTATTTTTGAAGTTAGTAGAATTGTAAACTCTACTATGACTGATTTCTTAGAATCAAATCAATCAAATGTTAAATTTGTTAAAGCAGATTTATTTTATCAATATCTTTCAGGCAGTAATAACGTTTATGTTACATCATCTGCACATACTATAACATCTACAACTAAAGCATTAGATGGGTACGCTATATTTCAGGAACCAATCGGACAAGAGGTATATGAAAAAAGTCAATTCTGGCCTTTGATGACTGATGGACCTGCAACTCAAAGTTGTTTTACAACTAATACAGGAGTAGCTGGAGTTTTTGTTGGTGATAGTGGATATGGTGTACAACCAAATAAAATAGTTTATACTACAAATTTAGGTATATCAACAAACTATACATTATCAGCTACATCAGGTTCGACATCTACACAAATAAGAACATATCCAATAGGACCTTCTGAAACAGGATTCCCTGTATCTACAATAGGAATGGAATGGTTTACAGTTCAAGCATATTATAATACAACTCCTTTAGGTTCTAAAATTAAATATGAAATAGCTTGTGAACAAAAATATCCAAATGTAAGAATCAAATGGAAAAATAGATTTGGACAATTTGATTTTTTAAACTTTAATATGATTTCTCGTAATTCATTTAATACTGAAAAGAGAACATATGAACCACAATTAGGAACTTGGAATTCTAAAACTTTAAGCTATGAAGCATATCAATCAGCAGTAAGAAACTATATAACCGATTCAAAATTAGGTATATCAGTTAATAGTTGGTTTTTACCTGAAAGCTTTAATGAGATTCTAAAACAATTGTTAGTATCAGATGAAATATATTGGGTATATGATGAAGCAAATGATGATGTAAGACCTTTGACTGTGGTAACATCTAATGTAGTATTTAAAACTGGAGTAGTTGACCATCTAATCCAATATCAAATCGACTTTAATTACGGACAAGGATATAAATTAATAATCTAATGGGGTTGACTTCAACACAAGGGTATCAATTTAGATTGGTAGCAAATGGAACACAATTAGACCTATTTAGAGATGAAACAATTAAAGTTTCAAACAATGTAACAGGTTTATTTGATGTAGATATTCTTCCAGCTGAATTTAGTAGAACAATAACTGTTCCTGGCACAAAAGTAAATAATGCTTTCTTTGAGCATGTTTATGATATATCAGTTAACGACCCATATCTTTTTGAAACAAACACAAAAGTACCTGCTTACTTTGATTTTGGTGGTATCTATTTAGTACAAGGCTATTTACAATTACTTAAAGTAAATGTATATGAGAATAAATTCGTAGATTCATATGAAATATCTATCTTCGGAGCATTATCATCATTTAGTCGTGATTTAAATCGTACATTCTTAACTGATTTAACTGGCTCTTTAGCTCAATATAATCACTATTCATATCCTTCTAATATTACAAAAAGCTGGAAAGGAGAATTATCTAATGGTAACATAGTTTATCCATTAGCTGAATATGGACAGGCAATGAACTACTCTAATGAAGTATATTTTGGAACTGATGATATAGAGGGAGCATTAAATGTTCAAAACTTTAAACCTTCTATAAGAGTTAAAGCAGTTTGGGATGCAATATTTGATACATTTGGATATACTTACTCAGGATCTTTTTGGGAACAAAGTTGGTTAAACGATGTATATTTAGTAGCTAATAACGCTTTAAAATATCCTGAATACTCTGGTGTTGATTTAGAAACATATGGACAAATAAGATTATCTGCTATTAGTGGTAGTGGAACATCTAACATTACATTAACTCAAGGAACTGATAGTAATATAAAATGGTATAATATTGAATCTGACCCATCTCATTTTGTTGGGCAAAACGTTTCTTATTATGTAGAAAAGCTAACTAAATTAAGAGGTACAATTGGATTAAACTTTTCAGTTAGTGGAAGCATATCATATAATGGAGCACCTCAATTTACATTAGATATTATTCCAACAGGTTCAGCTTTACCACAATCTTCAACAAATTTAGTTGAGATAAATGAATATATGCAAGCAGTTGTTGCAGCTAATCAGAACACAGTAAATCAAACATATAATTTAACTACGAGATATAATACTGTAGATTTACCGCAAGGAACTTATTACTTTGCAATTAAGTATACACCATATGGTTCATCTAATATAACTGTTGTATTGGATCCTGGAGCAGCTAAATCATTTTTAACTGTTGATGAAGTTTGTCAGGGAGCTGATGGTAGATTATTAGAAATGGCTAGAAACATGCCATATGGAACTAATGGTATTAAGTGTGTAGATTTTGTAAAAGCAGTACAAAGAAAATTCAATTTAGTAATATATCCATCTAAAAGAAATCAAAACCAATTCATTGTAGAAACATTTAATAATTGGTATAAGCTTGGACAAATAAAAGACTTTAATAATTACATAAATATTAAAGATAAGATTGAAGTAATTCCAGCTAATAATCTTGCTGTAAACAAATTAGAATTTGGTGATACATTAGATACTGATTATGTATCTCAGCAATTCTTTAAAGGAGCTAATAGAGAATATGGTAAAACATATTATATAGATACACAAAACTTTTTCTCACAAGGTGAATTCAAAGTACAATCGGGATTCGCTTCTTCTCCATTAGTATTGGTAGCAGGTAGTGGTATATCAGGTTCACAAGGTTCTGCGGATACAGGTAATAATTTATTTATCTCAATGCAAGATGTACAACAAGCTCCAACTACAATAACTTGTTTAGGAAATTCATTTCCACAAGATAATTGGAGAACAACTATTCAATTAGTAAATGCAAGTGGTTCACCTCAAACAAATACAGGATTTCCAATAACTGTAACATTTAGATATTACAGAACTTATTGCTATGGTAGAACACTTGCTGAAGATATTAGTATTACAATTCCAAATGGAGCAACTAATGAATATTATGATTATGTAAGAAGTACTTATGTAGATTGTGGACAAGGTAGTTGCGAACCTGAAGCATTAGCATTATCTTGCTATACAAATGTAACAGGCCAAGCATTACCAATTTATAGTGGTTCACCTTTTAATACTCAATGTTAATATGGCAACAAATCCGATATACATACCAACGTTTATTAATAGTATAACATACCAACCTGCAAGGGTTTTACCTCATGTTTACTTTTTTAATGGTAATAAACCATGTAGACCTTTTTGGTTTCAAGGATATGATGATGCAGGTACTTCGGTTGTATCTCAACAAGTAAGTTCATTTCCATATTTTGGACATTATAGTGGAATAAATTCAACAACTTCTTCAATTTCATTGTTATTTAATAATGAAGCATCTCCTTATGGTGATATTCCTAATGAATCCTTATATACAACATATTGGGAAACATATATACAATTGCTTTACAATCCAAAAACAAGATTGTTAAATTGTTCAGCAATTATTCCATTGGCTGATTATTTTAAAATGGAATTGAATGATGTAGTTCAGTTTAGAGGAAATTATTACCATTTAAGAGCAATAAATGATTATAATATACAAAATGGCGAATGTGAATTACAATTATTAGGTCCAATTATTCCTGATACACTTCAGGCACTATTAGGATTAGATTGTAATTTTGATTTTAGAGCATAAAGATAAAAATAATGATAAATAAAACCATAACATTAACTGAAAAAGGTAGAAGTGCAGGACCAGATTATTCTGTATTTTATTCAACTGATTGTACTAATTATACATTAGCTAATGCTAGTGTATCGTTACCAAACATTGGTTCTACTGCTGTTGTTTCAGTTGCTGATAATACTCTTTGTATTAAATTGGTAAACTTATCACCTACTTGTAATGAAAATGATGTAATAATTGATTTAAGAAATACAACTACTACTACAACTACACTACGTCCAAGCAATTACGATATTTGTAAATGTTTAGAATATGATTTTGTGCCAGGCAGTGGTACTCAAACTGTTACAAATGTTTTACGTTGTGGAACTTTAACATCAGGAAGTATTTCAATATCAACAAATACAGCTATATGTATTGTTTCTCAATCGGCACCATATGTTGGAATAACAGGTGTTGGTTCTCAAATTAATTTAGTAGGAACATGTACTACTGGTTCTTGTACAACTACAACAACCACAACTACAACTACTCAAGCTCCTGTAACTACTACTACAACTCAGAATCCTGCGTTTACAACTACTACAACTTATGCACCTGGTACATTTGTTAGAGTAGTAGCTCACCAATGTCAAGATTTTTATGATTTCCAAACATATTTAGTTTCTTCAACACCTCAACCGGCTATTGATAATGTATATAAAGATGCATATGGACAATGTTATTATGTAACATCAATACCAACAGGTACAGGTCCTAATGTTGGAACTTTAACTTATGTAGGTGGAGCTGGAAGTTGTACATCTTCTTCTTGTGTTACTACTACAACTACTGCAGCACCTTATTGTAATATATGGCAAGTACAAAACTCATTTGGTTTTGGACAATATTTCAAATATCAATATTGCGGACAACAGCAATATACATATTTACAAGTACCAGCAAATACAACTGTAACTGTATGTACTCAAAATGATAGAATATATAATTCATTTAGTTCATCTTTAACATTTAATAATTTATCAACTTCTTGTACCGGTACTACTACAACTACAACATTAGCACCTGTATTACAAAGAATTGTAGCACATAATTGCCAGGACTTTTATGATTTTGGAACATATGGTGTAAACGTAAACTTACACCCATCATCTTCTATTGGTGAAGTATTTAAAGATACTTATGGAACTTGTTATTACGCAACATCAATACCAAGCGACCAAACTTTACCAGTATTAGGTACTCTTACTTTTGTAGGTGGAACAGGTGCTTGTACATCATCTCAATGTGTTACAACAACAACAACAATAGCTCCTTTTTGTAATCAATGGAAAGTAGAAAACGATAGTGGATTTGGACAAAATTTTAAATACCAATATTGTGGACAAACTGGTTACTTATATCCTGAAGTTGCAGCATATAGTTCAGTAACTGTTTGTGTTCAAAATAATAGAATATTTAATTCGTTTAGTTCTTCAATGGAGTTTACTAATTTAAATACTTCATGTAACGCTACTACAACAACAACTACAACACAAGGACCTGTTGTGAAATTTACAGCAGCAAATTGCCAAGATATATATGATTTTCAGGTATACCAAGCAGCATCTGCTTCATACTCATTAGGTGATGTATTTAAAGATTCCTACGGAACATGTTATAACATACTTTCATTTAATGGACAGGTAGCAGTTGGAACTTTAACATATGTTGGACCTGCAGGAAGCTGTAATTCTTCATCTTGCGTAACAACAACTACAACGGCGGCACCATTTTGTAATACTTGGAAAGTAGAAAATTCATATGGAGCAGCTTATTCATTTAAGTACAAATATTGTGGAGCAATTGATTATTCATATCCTGAAGTTCCTGCAAATAGTACTGCATCTTTTTGTGTTCAAAATAATGAAATATATAATGCATTTGGAACTCCTTTATATTTTACTAACTTATCATCTAGCTGTAATGCCACTACTACGACAAGTACAACTACAACTACAACTACTTTACCTTCCGGTTGTTTTACATATAACGTTGTAAACAATGGAGCTGGTACTGCTTATTACGATTATCAATATTGTAATGGAACTTATAATCATATACAATTAGCAGGTAATGGTACATCATCAAGTGTTTGTGTACTTAATCATAATATTAGTTCATCTTATGCTGGATTTACTTTTACATTTACAGGAAATAGTTGTTCAGCAACTACTACAACGACTACTACTACTACATCTACTACTACAACCACAACTACATTAGCGCCTGGCTGTTTTACATACAATGTTATTAATGCAGGTGGTGGTACAGCTGCATTTAATTATGTTGCTTGTAGTGGAAGTACTCCAACAAATGTTTTTTTAGCACCAGCTGCATCATCTTCAGTATGTGTTGATAACGCACAAATAAGTAGTGATTATTTCTATATGGTAATTAATAGAACTACATCTTCTTGTTCACCTACTACAACTACTACATCTACTACAACTACAACTACTTTACCTTCAGGTTGTTTTATTTTTAATGTAAGTTGTTCTTTAAGTGCTGTATTTGCAAAAACAGTAAATTATGTTTCTTGTAGTTCAGCAGTAACATCTTCATTAAGTATATCGCCTGGATATAGTGCATCAGTTTGTGTTGATAATTACAAAATATCTACACCTGACCCATCTTATATTAGTTGGTATAATACATTTATATCTTGTACTAATAATACAACTACAACTACTACATCTACTACATCTACTACTACTACAACTACTACAACTGCAGGGCCTGTTGTGAATCAAAAAGTTGTAATGCAAAGTTGCGTAGGAAGTGGTTCTGTTATTACTCCTATTGAATTAGTAGTAAATGGACCTGCATTGGTAAATGGAAACGTAGTTCATATTGTTGGTGGATTTGCTGATTTGTATTGTTATACTATTACAAATTCAAATTATACAGGAAGTGTTGTTTATTACAAAGATATTGATGCTAAATATGCAAATTGTGGAGCTTGTACTGAAGGTGATATAACTACAACTACAACATCAACTACAACTGCAGGTCCAACTACAACAACAACTGCTGGTCCTGTTGTATGTGAATATTTTCAATTACAAGCCGGAGATAATGATGGAAATAGAGCTTATATTACTGCTGTTACTTGTGATGGAACTGAATTTACAATAGTTGGTGGTGGTACAATTGGAAATAGTAATATACCTCCAACATATTATGATGGATGTTTAAGAACAAATCCATATCCGCATGTAGTTGGTTCTCCAGGCGTTTCTACATATTTTATTGATTCATATGGTAGTGGAAGTTGTACTCAATGTAATTGCGTTTCTGCTTCATTTATTGATAATTCAGGCGAAGGTGCACGTATAAGTTATATGGGATGTAGTGGAACAATTGTTAGTAATCAATATCAAGATGGAGATTTAACTGTTTGTGCTATAAGTGGAACTGCACATTTTGCATCACAGCCTGAAGCTGGATGGTCTTTAGGTCAAGGTGCATCTTGTGGAACTGCTACAAGATGTCAAAATACTACAACTACTACAACAACTGCTTCTCCTTTTGTAAGCGTTGAATATTTAATAGTAGCAGGTGGAGGAGCCGGTGGCGGCCCTAATAATGGTGTAAATGCAGGAGCTGGTGGAGGCGGAGGAGCTGGTGGATTATTATCAGGATCGATGGGCTTATATCAATTACAATACAATGTAATAGTAGGTACTGCAGGAACATATCTTGGCGGAATAAATGCTGGAAATAATGGTGGAAGCTCTTCATTTAATGGAGTAAATACTATTGGTGGAGGTGGTGGAGGTGCTGCTAGTACTTCTGGTACAAATGCAAAATCAGGTGGTTCAGGTGGTGGAGGTGGTAGTAATAAAACACCTCAAAGTGGATTAGGAACGGCAGGCCAAGGAAGAAATGGTGGTGTAGGTTATCAATATAACCACTATGCAGGTGGTGGTGGAGGTGCATCTAGCGTTGGGGGTGCTGGTGTAAATGGCTCCAATGGTGGTGGTGGAATAGGTTCTTTTAATAATATATCAGGTACAAATATTAACTACGCTGAAGGCGGAGCAGGTGGAAGTGCAACTGCACCAACATTAATTGGTGGGGGTGGTGGTGGAGCAGGATATCCTACTGGAAATGGTACAGCAGGAGCAAATGGAACTGTAATTATAAAATATTTAGGAACTCCAATTGCAACAGGTGGAACAATTACACAAGTTGGTGGGTATACTATACATACATTTACAACATCTGGTACTTTAATTGTAGGTGGAGCAACAACAACTACGACATCTACTACAACTACGACATCTACAACTACAACAATTTCTCCAACGGGAGGATGTTATCAATTTACATTTGCAGTAGCAAGTGGAGTTGAAACTGCAAGTTATGTATTATGTAATGGAAATACAATTACTAATACACAAGTTTCAGGATCCTTAACTGTATGTTGCTATGAGCAACCAAAAAGTATTACAGGAAATGGTTCTACAATAACACAGGGAGCCGCTTGTTAATACTTTTTGAGTTTTAATTGTTAAATAATAAAATAGTAAAAAATATGTTATTGAAGCAATTGAGATTCGTCTGCGCACAGCCCGCAACAAAGTATTATGCATGGCAAGTTGAAGTAATGATAAATAACTTCATCGAAATGGGAGTTAATCCTAATACAATTGATATTGTATGTTGGAAAGAAAATGGATTAATACCCCAAGAATGGCAAACATTAGCCAATCACTACAACTATGTTCGTTTCTTTTTTTATGATGATACAAGAGAAACTAAGCATTACATTTCATCTATCAGACCAAATATTCTAAAGCAACATTGGGAAAACCATCCTGAATTAAAGTATGATGCTATATTTTATCACGATTCTGATATCATTTTTACAAAACCAATAAACGAATGGATTGAGCCTGAAATGATTGGTAACGATACATGGTATGGTTCAGATACAAGATGGTATATAGCACATTCGTATATATTAGGCAAAGGTGAAGATGTATTGGATAAGATGTGTGAGATTGTAGACATACCAAAAATAATGGTTGAACAAAATGAACAAAACGCCATTGGTGCTCAGTATCTAATGAAAGATATTGATTATGAATTTTGGAACAATGTTGAAAGAGACTCTGAAAATCTATTCAGAGATATTACATCTTTAAATAATAATAAAAAATCTCTAAATCCAGCTTATCACGAATTACAAATATGGTGTGCAGATATGTGGGCTGTATTATGGAATGGATGGAAGTTAGGAGCACAAACTATATGTCATCCTAATTTTGAATTTAGTTGGGCTACATCTACCGAAGAAGATTACCATAGATTAAATATAATGCATAACGCCGGAGTTACAAATCCACACTCTGGTTTATTCTATAAAGCTGAATATATGAATTCATATCCATATAATTTAAATTTAAAAATTAATGAAGGTTCAGCATCTAAAAAATATTATGAGTGGATTAACAAAATAGGACAAAAAACATGCTTAAAGTAATAAAGGCTACATATGGTGGAGAAGATTGTACAGGTTTAATACAATCAAAAATAAAGGGTGATAGATTGATTTTAAGAGCAGATAATAACTTGATAGGTGATACTATGCCTGGAGTAGTAAAGACTCTTCAAATCACAGGGGAATACGAAGGCGAGTCATTTGTAAGCACAACCAAAGAAGGGAGTTTATTAACCTTACCTAAAACAAAATTAAATCGTTTAGGAATTTTCTATTCTAATAATAATAATCATTCTATTTGGCCGGCTATTGAGAAATCAATGGATACTATTAAAAAGGCGGCTGATGGGAAAGCTGATATTGTTAGTTGTATGTGGAATCCAATGCCAAACAATCCATTTCATCAATTAAATAGTTGGTATACATCTCAATCTCATTTAAATCAATTACTTCAAATAATGCAATGTCTTTATTCTGCAAAGGAAATGGGGCAATATGATTATGTTTCTTTTTTAGAACATGATGTAATGTATGCTGAAGGGCACTTTGATTATCCTGATTTTGAAAGAGGAGAAGTACTTACTAATATGAAATATGGTGGAATAAATAAAGAAGGATGGCAATTGAGAGGACAAGATGATGAACCATTCCATCAGATGACAATGCAGTTTGATGATGCTATTGAACATTGTTTATCTATTTTGCCAAACGCTTTAAGAACAAATAGTGGAATGATAGAAACTCAAAAATTAAAAAGAATTCAATGGAATTCACCTAATGAATCTATCCACATTAATCACGGAGTACATTTCACTTCGCACAATTCAATATATAAAAAAACAGATACTTACTTAAATCATCCATATTGGGGTGAACATTCAGAATACCTTCACTTATTTAATTAATTTAGTTTGTTATTAGATTATGATTAAAAATATAATTGACTTGCTTAATATGGGCGATTTTTATGGTGTTGATAAGAACATCGATATCGCAAAAGGCTTATACGCACTCCCATATACTTTTAAACAAGGAAAGAAACAAATTAAAAGAATTTGGAAAAGTAAGTAGCCATGGCAGATAATGTAACCACATATACCACCGTTGTCGATGTTGAAGTAAAAGGCGCTGATGAGGTAAAGGATTTAGGCGATAAGACCGAAGAGGCCGATGGTAAGTTTAAATCACTTCGTTCTCAAATAAGAGAAACAACTGTTGCTTTACAAAAATTAGCTGATGAAGGAAAAGCTGGAACTAAAGAATTCCAAAACCTATCAGATAAGTTAGATGATTTAGGTGATGCGCAGAAAAAGGTTGCATTCCAATCAGGTCAAATTGAAGATAAGTTAGCTGCATTGCCAGGTCCTATTGGACAGATAGGTAAAGGATTTTCATCTTTAAAAGATTCAGTAGATACATTTGGTAAAACTCTTACAATATCATTAGGTGTTGTGGGTTTATTAGTTGCAGCATTCTTTGCAATTAAAGAAGCATTAAGTAAAACAAAAGAAGGACAAGAAGGATTATCTAAAGCAATGTCTGCTTTCAATGATGTTCTTGCTCCATTATTTGCTATATTAGAAAAAGTTGGTTTAATAGTTCTTCCTATTATTACAAAAGGATTTGAAGTATTAGGTAGTGTAATGAATAAAGTTGCAGGTTTCTTTGGAGCAACTAATGATAAGATTAAAGAAGTTAAAGGTTCATTAGAAGAAAACAATGAATATGCTAAAAAGTTAGCTGAAGATGAAAAAGCTAGAATAGATGCAATTAATAAAAAGAAAGCAGAAGATTTACAAAAGCATAAAGAATGGTTAGCTAAAAAGAAAGCAGCTGATGATAAAGCAGCAGCTGAGAAGAAAAAGAAAGATGAAGAAGATAGAAAGAACTTAGAAGATGCTAATAAAGTATTAGTTGAAGCATATCTTACTACAATATCCGATAGAGATAAAGAAATATTTAAAAGAGGTGAGAAGTTAAACGCTGATATATTGGCATTAACTAAAGCTGGATATAAAGATTTAACTTCAGTAAAAGAAGCATACTATATTGAAATTGATAAAATAAATAAAAAGTATGATGATGAAGCAGCTAAGAAGATAGAGGAAGAGAATAAAAAGAAAGCAGATGAAGCTCAGAAGGCTAAAGATGAAGCTGAGAAATTAGCAAAAGAACAATTAGATAGAGATAATATATTAAGAGAAGATAAAGCAAACCTTTATCAATCTGATTATGATTTAAAAAGAGCTACTAATGATGCAACATATCAAGATGAATTAGATTTATTTGATAGAACTAGACAATTAGGTCATGAAAATCTAATTGCTAATAAAGCATCCAATGATGCAATTGCTGCATATGATAAACAAACTGCAGCTGTTAGAATACAAATTGAAAAAGCACAACAGGCATCTAAGTTAGCAATAATTTCAGATGCATTAGGACAAATCGCTGAAGCAGTTGGCGCACAAACTACGGCTGGAAAGGCTTTAGCTATAGCACAAGCAACGATTAATACTTACTTAGGTGCTACACAGGCATTAGCAACATATCCTCCTCCATTTGGAGCAATAGCAGCTGGAACTGTTATCTTAGCAGGTTTACTACAAGTTAAAAAGATTGTAGAAACTAAATTGCCACCTGTTCCTTTGCCAGGTGGTGGGCAAACAAGTGGAGGAGGTGGAACTAGCAATGCTCCATCTATGGCTGCACCATCTATTCCAACATTATCAATGCCAGGTATTACAGCAACAGGTGGAACTAATCCAACTCAACAAATTGCAAATACATTAGCAGGTAGTACAAACAAACCAATTAAGGCATATGTGGTAAGTGGTGATGTATCATCTCAACAAGCTTTAGATAGAAGAACAACTAAAGCAGCTACATTTTAAGTAAATTTTAAATATTAAGTGTTAAATAGACATGAAACTATACGAATTACAAATAGAAGATAATATGGATGAGGTATTCGCTATCTCATTAGTAGAAAATCCTGCCATTGAATCAGATTTTATATTTTTTAATAAAGAAACAATTCAATTTGCAGCAGTTGATAATTCTAAAAGAACTTTAATAGGACCTATCTTAATACCTGATAAAAAAATTATGAGAGTAGAAGCTGATGGTTCTCCATACGAAGTATTCTTTACAAAAGATACAGTACAAAAGTTAGCACAAAACTATTTAGCAAAGAAATATACTGATAAGGCTACGTTAGAACATGATGCTAAAATCAAAGGAGTTCATTTAGTAGAAAGTTGGATTAAAGAAGGTCAGTTAGATAAATCAAATCAATACGGATTAAACTTACCAAAAGGAACTTGGGTAGGTATGTTTAAAATTACCGATGATAAAATATGGAATGATTATATCAAAACAGGTAAAGTTAAAGGATTCAGCATTGAAGGTCTTTTCTCACACAAATTAATTCAAGCTTCTTTAGAAGATATTTTAGAAAAAGAAATTACTGAGTTAAGTGATTATGAAGCGCAAGCAGTATTGAAGAAATTAAAACATATTATAAAATCTGATAATAGATTCAGAAAAGGGCAAAGAGTAGATGTATACGATATGGAAGGTGAATCACCATCTATACCAGCATCAACATACCCTGGCCAAAGTGGAACTAAAAAGAAAAAGAATTATATACATCCTGCATTGATAGGAACAAAAGATTAATTATGGCAACATTTGTAGAATTTTTATCGGTATTAAACTCAGCTAAACAACAAGCAATATTTTGGCATAATCAAACTGAAGTATATTCAGAACATAAAACTCTTAATGGATTTTATGATAGAATATTGGGACAATTAGATGGCTTAGTTGAATCGGTAGCAGGTATCTATGGTAGACCAAAAGGATATGAAGCACATGATTTTGTAGATTGGACTTCAACTGATGATACAATTACTTATTTCAAAAATTTATACAATTATGTAGAAACTGAAAGAAAAGGATTATATCAAGAAAGTTGGATTCAAAACCAAATAGATGAGATATCAGCACAAATATCACAAACTATCTACTTACTTACATTAAAAAAATAATATGTTAGGAAATCAAAAAACATTAGGTAGATTAAAACAAATCCGTTTAGCTACTTGTCCTCCAGCAACTAAAGATATTGCTACTAATTTAAAGAATAGACAAAATGCTATTGATACTGCTAATTACGGACCTCTTAATCCAAACGAACCTAACGAAGAGTATTGGATTGCTAAAGCAGATATTTTCAAAGGAAATGTTGAAGAAGCTAAAAAGGCATTGTGTGGCAATTGTGCATTCTTTAATCAAACTAAAGAAATACTTAATTGTATTGCTGAAGGAATTGGTGGAACACAAAAAGAAGAATGGGATACAATAGAAGCTGGTGATTTAGGATATTGTGAAGCATTTGATTTTAAATGTGCAGCTCAAAGAACTTGTGATGCTTGGGTAACAGGCGGACCAATAACATTAGATATTGAACCTAACCCTTGTTGGGAAGGATACGAACCAATAGGATTGAAGCCAGATGGTTCACCAAATTGTGTACCAATAAAGTAATGAATAGTAATACTATACATAATAAATTATTAAACTTCGCTGATTCATATAATGATTATCCTGAATCTGTAAAGAATAATGCTAAAAGAGCATTAGATTGGGCTGATAAGAATGGTTGGGGTGATTGTGGAACTCCTGTTGGAAAACAAAGAGCTAATCAATTAGCTAAGGGAGAAAACATAACAAGGGAAACAATAGCAAGAATGGCATCATTTAAAAGACAACAACAAAATAAAGATGTTCCTTATAGTGAAGGATGTGGTGGATTGATGTGGGATGCTTGGGGTGGAACATCAGGTGTTGAATGGGCAATTAATAAATTGAAAGAAATAGATGGATAGTAATAAAGTACATACTAAAATATATTTTGCTAAAAAGCAATGGATATCTGCTTCTGAAATGGAAGATATGGTATTGACTTGGTACGAACCATTTAAAATCTATTCAAAGAAGTTAGATGGAAGTAATATGACAAGAGATATGTATTCAGTAGCAGGTCCTTCGGGAGATGCAGTATATGATTACGAAGCAAAAGGATATATGGTATTATACGATACCGGTAAAAGAGATTTTAGAACAATCGTTTGGGACAATGTTGAAAAACTTGTCAAAGATGGTACAACTTATTATATAAGATAATGGAAAATTACGCAACAAGCTGTACTCAGCAAATAGTAAATCAATCTATAACAATTTTAAAAAAGTAATATGCCAGTTAAACCAACCGCATCTGAATCAGAGCAAGACTTTATAGGTAGATGTATGAGTGAAGAGAAAGATTCTTTTCCAGATAATACACAAAGATACGCAGTATGCAAATCTAAATGGGATGCAGAAAATATGAGTTTAGCAGTAGAAGATACTTCTAAATTAATTGAACCTAAACCAAACGAAAGTAGAGACCAATACATCAGAAGATGTGTTCCTACAATTTATAAAGCAGGTGGTGAATATGACCAAAGAACTGCAACTGCAATGTGTGCTGATAGATACGAAAATAGTAATACACTATTAAATAAACAATTGGATTCATTCAGTTCAGTAGCTAGAAAGATTAAATTATACTTTGCTGAAGATACAGGTTTAGATATTAAAATGGAAGCTGAAAGAATTATGGAAGAACATGGTTTAGCAGCTTATCCTTGGGAGCAATGTATTGCTGACCAAACCAAACAATATGGAGATGAGGAAACTGCAAAGAAAGTTTGTGGTTATATCAAATCTCAATATGGTGGTGAATAACCTCTAATATAAAACAAATGTTTAATATATTCAAAAAGAAAGATGATTTATATTATCGTCTTTATAATATTGAATTGAAACTAGAACATCAGCAAAAACAAACTGATGAATTAAGACAATTGATATTGGCTTTAGCTAAAGATATTAGTATAATGCAAAAAGAATTAAATTACTTATCGGATAACAAATACGGAAAAGCATTGTAAGTAAAATCGAGAATAACTGAAATTAGGGGATGCAGAAATGTATCCCTTTTTCGTTTGACAAAATTTCACGATATATATTGATGTAAGATATGATTAACATATGATTTGGAATTATGAAATATTTTTATTATCTTTACATTATTAAATAACTAAAACAATAAAAAAATGGCTAAAGACCCTGCGGTGTTATTTTACACCCAAGACTTCCTTGTAGGAACAATGACAATGAGTATGGAACAAAAAGGTAAGTATATACACTTACTTTGTTTGCAGCATCAAAAATCAAAACTAACTTTAAAAGATTTGCAATCTGTATTAACTGATGAAGATGTAGATATTGCTGAAAGGTTTGTACAATATGATGATGGATTTTATTATAATATCAGAATGCAAGAAGAAGCTGATAAAAGAAAGAAATATACAGAAAGTAGAAGAAATAATAGAACTAAGAAACCATATGATATAGATGTGAATAAGATATCTAAATCATATGTTAATTCATATGTTAAACGTATGGAAAATGAAAATGCAACTGTAAATGTAAATGAAGTTGCAACTGTAAATGCTAATATAAATTCTAGTAACAGTACTAGTACTAGCATAGACTTTGATAAATTAATAAATGATATTAAATCAGTAAGAATTTAAATAAATTAATTACTTTTATAATCTACATATGTTATAGTAGAGTAAGGCTTAATCTCGTACTAAATCTATATTTACTATTTAATATTTAGTGCCTTACCACATAACATATTGAGCGTAGGTTTCTAGTCATTCCTACGCTCTTTTTTTGCCTAATACTTTTGGAAATATAAAATATTATTCGTATCTTTATGTTTGAAAAAAATCTATATATTTATTATAGTATACTAAAGATTACAAAAATGACTAAAGAATGTAAATTATGTGGAAAGCTGAAACCACTCATTGAATTCAGCAAATGTACATCAAATAACGATGGCTTACAGTTCCGATGTAAGAGCTGTAATAAAAAAGACAATCAACATTTTAGAGATGATATCCAACCTGATTATCAATTAGGATGGTATAAGAATAACAGAAAGAAATGGTCTGATTATGCTTTAGATTATAAGAGGGCAACTAATACTCCTACAATTTATGGAATAGTAAACCCTGATGGAGAGATGTATGTAGGTAGCACAATGGCTAGGCCTTGGGTTCGTTTCTTTCAACATAAAACTCATTATAGACAAATGCAAAAAGGAGTTACATATCTCAATAGACTGCCAAAATTACACGATTCATTTGACAAGTATGGAGAGAAGGCGCACACTTTAGTTGTGTTAGGTCAGTTTGAAGGTATTGATAGAAAATTTTTGAATATGATTGAAACTACCTTTATTAAATCAGTAATGATGAGTGGTAAATCTCTTAATGCAAGACACCATTAATATGAATAAGAAAGAGAGTTATAAAATGTTGCAGATAAGTACTGAAACTCATAAAGTACTTAAAGAGTATTGTAAAGATAAAGGACTTATAATGGGGCATTTCGTAGGGCAAATAATAAAGAAATATATTGAAACAAATAAAAAGAAATAGTATGTGTATAATCAAATTAGGTAATATGGTTGAAGGATTAATCAATGTAATCACAGGGGGTTGGGGGAAAGATTTGGCGTCGTTTATAGCCAAAAAATTATTTGATAGTGATGATTGCGGCTGTGAAGCCAGAAGAATATATTTAAATGAATTATGTGGATGTAAAGAAGGAATAAAATTATGATAAAATTAGTAAGAGATTTAGGAGATGATTGGTATGTAATTGAATTAGTAGGTACACAATACCATCAGATAGTAAACAAATGGGATGTGTTTGAATTACTATTGGATAACTATCCAAATATGCCAGTAGAAGATTTCCCAATGTCAGAAGAAGAACTTGCTGATAGACTTGAAGGAACAAAACAGTTAAGAGAATTTAGTAAAAAAATAAACAAATAATATGTTAGAACAAACAGCAACAAAAGCAACATTGGATGGAACTCCAACAACTGAGCAAAATTCATTATATTTGGTAGATTTCAGTAAGATGAATTCAGTAAATGATTTAGTAGTAATACTATCAGCAATGGGAATCTCATTCGCAGGTTCACACCCACACTTTGAAGTGGTTAAACCATTCCTTAATTTAAATAATCCTATTAAGCTTCCACCTCAACCAAATGCACCTGAGGTGAGTGTAAAAAAAGAATTCTCTTTACCAAAGTTAAAACAAATATAATATGGAAGAAAAAGGTAAATACCATCCATTAAATGAAGAACAATGGATTAGACTAAATGAAGTACTTGAACGTATTACATCACATCTTCCTGATAGTGAAGCGCCTTTTATTTGGAATATGTATAATGATACAAGAGGAGTAGCAGAACGCCAACCATGCACATGTGGAAGTAGTGGAAGATATTGGGGAGAGTCAATTCAACATTTGAGAAGTTGGGTAAAAGAAAGAAAGTAATGAACGATGTAACTTCAAGTATACAAATGGAATGTGAAAACAGACTTACTAATCTATACAAAGAGTCGCATAATTGGTTACTTCAGGTAGCATACAATGTAACAAAGAATACTGAGAACGCAGAAGATATGGTGCAAGAACTATATGAGTATCTTCATAAAAAATGTAATCCAAAATTGTATTGGAAAGATAAAAGTTATAATTTATTATATTGTAGTAAATTTCTAAAACATAGATTCATTAATAAAACTAAAAAGTTAAATAGAATTACCTATGTTGAAGAAATTATTGATGTAGAGTTAGATTTTGAATACGATACAGAAAAAGATTTAGCAATACAAAAAGCATACGATGAAGTAATAGGGGAATTAAAAAGATTAGAAGCAACTAAGTTATGGCCACAAAGTAAGTTGTTTCAATTATATTGGTGTACTGATGATACGTTAGATGAAGTTGCAAAGAACATAGGTATAAGCAAGAGTACAACATTTTTAGCAGTAAAGAAAATAAGAACCTATTTAAAACAAGTTATAAATAATCCATTTAATGAATGATGAACAACCCAAACTTACTGTAAGATTATTTGCTTGCATAAAGTGTGATACAAAATTTGAAAGAACTAAGACAGCTACCGGCAATATATGTCCAGCATGTATAAGGGCAGCATCACTTAGATGGTACAATGAAAATAAAGATAAAGTTAAGAGTTATGTACTTCCACCAAAAGCTGCTTATCCATATCCAGATTTAGAAAAAAGAAGTAGATTTAATAAATTACAATCCGAATTAAGAAAAATAAACAAAAGAGAAGAATGGGTTAAATACTTATCGGACAGGTTAGATGAATTATATCAGAATACAGAGTTAATGACTTGGATATGGGATAGAAGGGATAATAATTCCATACAAGAAAATAAAACGACTTCAAATGCTATTAAAGAATGGAGAAAAAGAAATGCTAACATTTGAATTTAATTGGAATGATGTTAAAG